CCCTGACCCGACGTTCCTCGGGCACTTGATCGTCCCGAACTCTGGCGTCGGCGCGGTCTTCATCGACAAGGGGCAGCCGACCCCGTTCATGGGCAACAAGGGCCGCGTCATCCCGGTTTACGACGGGTCACAGAACGTCACGGCTGACCCGCGAGACGCCTTCAAAGACCTTGAAGCTGTGCTGGCCGAAGTCGAGGCGTCTCCCGAATACGCTTATGAACAGCAGATCGCCGATCTGGAGCAGCAAGTCTTCGCGCGAGACGAGGCGCTAAGGGAGGCGAGGGAGGCATTGGTTTATTACTCGAAAGCCGAAGCGTATGGCCGTCGCATAATCTTGAACGTGGAGGTCATGTATGATCGCGGGGCAACAGCACGCCAAGCCCTCGCTAATATCAAAGCAGTTATGGGAGAGGCGGGGTGAGCGACCTTCAACACGGCGACATTATCCTGCGCCGCCGCCACGGCAAGTGGATGGCCAACATGGTCGGAGAAACGCACCACTCGGGCGGCTGGGACAATCCGGTCGAAGCGACACGAGGCCTGTGTCTAGAGACGCACCGCGCCAGATGGGCGCGCGAAGAACGTGAACATGCCGCGAGAGTTGCGGCACGGCGCGCGGCTGGCATTCCGCGCTGGAACTTCTGGACGAGAGACCCCGCATGACCCACGTATCAGAAGCAGTGGAGCGGGACACGTGGTGGCGAACTGTGATCGGCGAGGGACAGGCGCACGTCCCGTCTGGCGAAATCCCGTCGATCAAGCACCTTCACCCGCTGACGGTGAAGCCAATCTACGACGCTCACAAGGGCACCGCCGTCGCTGACGTGATCGCGGGCCTGATCTTCGATCTGTCGATCAGCCATGAACGCGAGCGGTATCTGATCGCGGACCTGAACGAACGGCTCGCTGCCGCCGAAAAGCGTGCTGAAAATGCAGAAGCCCGCGCCGTCATCGCCGCCATGCAGCCGGAGGCTAAATGACCGCTGCCCCGCCCCGCCCCTCCATGTCCAAGGCTCGCCGCTTCCGCATCTGGGAGCGCGACAAGGGCGTCTGCTACCTGTGCGGCGAGAAGGTCGCTGCCGGTGAGCCCTGGGAGGTGGAGCACAAGGTCGCCTGGGCGCTCTCGTTTGACGACAGCGACGAGAACCTGGCCGTGGCTCACAAGGATAGCTGCCACACCCTGAAGACCAAGGGTGACGTAGGCCGGATCGCCAAGGCCAAGGCCCAGGGCGGCGAGACTGGCCAGTGGGCGCGACGGCAGAAGAACGGGCCGAAGATGCGCTCGGGCAAGACGACCTGGCCGAAGGGGCGCAAGATCGCGTCGAGGCCGTTCCCAGGGAGGGCGACATGAAGATGGGTGCGCCTTGTGATCCAGACCAGCCCCTGATGAACCGCCAGCACGAGGAGTTTGCCGTGGCCTATGCGGGCCACCTGAACGCCACGAGGGCGGCGAAGGAGGCTGGCTACAGCGAGAAGACGGCCTACTCGTCTGGCGGTCGGCTGTTGAAGCGGGTTGAAGTCGTCGCTCGGGTCAAAGCACTTCGTGACGCAAAGTTCAGGAGCCTGCACATGCAGACCGACGAGCTGCTGGCGCTGGTCGCTGGGCAGGCTCGCGGTGTGATGGGTAAGCTGATCCACGTCACGCCCGACGGCGACCCCTACGTCGATCTCTCGAAGGCCGACGAGCTGGACCTGGCCCACGTCACCGAGGTGATGATCGAGGATTTCACCGACGGCCGCGAGATCGACGAGGAGGGCAACGTCATCAAGCGCGACGTGCGCCGGGTGAAGGTGAAGATCGCCAGCCCCGACAGCGCCAGGTCCACGCTGATGAAGCACCACGGCCTGTTGCGCGAGAAGCTGGAGCTGACGGTCGACGAGAGCTTTGCTGCCGTCATGGAGGCCCAGCAGCGCAAGGCTGATGCGATGAAGGGGGCGGCTGATGAGTGATCCCTTGAGCGGCGTCCCCCTGCCCGGGGATCGCACAACCCACCTTGGCCCACCGGCCGAGAGCTGGTCCGGCAACAACGCCCGGCTGGCCAGAGGGAGGCGCAAGGCTGCCCTGAGCCGTGTGCTGCATCCCATCACGATCAGGGCGTTTGAATGGGAGAGGACCGATGATCCGAGGCAAGCTGATTGACGTGGTGCTGCGCCACGCCGAGGCCGCCCAGCGCGACAAAGTCAGGGTGGACCGCGACACCGCCAGCGCGGTGGTCGACGACGTTCTGGACGCCATCATCCGCGAGACCGGCTCGCCCCGCACTGTTGACGAGCTGACCCGCATCAAGAACGGTGCCTAGCTGGATCGACAGGCAGGCCAGCAAGGCCAGCCGCCGGGCTGACGCCGAGCGGAAATCGCGCGAGCTGCACGAGGTGTGGCTCGCGCGATCTCGCGCGTCTGCGGCCTTCGAGAAAGAGCTTGTCGCCAAGCGCCAGGAGGAGCGGGTCGAGACCAAACGCCGCGCCCTGGTGCCCGGCACGAGGCAGCTACCCACAATATCTGACGCGGATTTGGCTCTTGAGGCGGCAAAGGCCGATCCCGGGCCGCGACATGTAGCCTATCCACACCTGTTGATCCTTCGCGAGCGGGGGTATATAGAGCCCGTCTTCGAGTGCCCTGATGGGGCGCTCGTCACCACCTATCGTGGGGATAGGATCACAGAGGATGGACGATCATGGCTAGAGAAGAGAGACCAAGGGACCGACTAGGGCGTGTCCAGCGGTTCGGCGGGAAATGGGAGTGGGACAAGCGGCTGCCCGTCCACGCGGGCGGAAACCGCAACCGCCGCCACAAGTTCACCGCACCGCCCCCGATGCCGAAGGCGTGCTGCTTCATTTGCGCCGGGACGCACCCGTGGACGTGCGAGACCTGGGATGCGCGGGAAGTGGAGGGTGTGGCATGAGCGAGACCGCCGGAAGATACCTCGCCTGCCCTGAGTGCGGGGCCGACACTGAGGTGAAGGACAGTCGCCCTCGGGTGGACGAGCGCGGCATCCGCCGTCGCCGCGAGTGTCAGTTCGGACACCGCTTCCAGACGGTCGAGATCGTGGTGCCCAGGGAGGGCGTCGTGGTTCGGCCTGGCCGCCCCCTGCCGGGCACCAGCGGCATGTCGCCGCCCGAGATCACCCCGCTGGCTGACTATGCTGCGACTGTCGCCAAAGCGGCGGGTGACGCCGTGAGGCGCTGGCTGGTCGATTGACATGCGCGCTGACATGGCCAGGGAGTTTCACCTCGCCGCCAACGGCGTGGGCCGGGCCGACCGCAAGCTCCGCAAGTTTCCCCGCCGCGAGGGTGACGCCGTCATGTGCCGTCTCTGCGACGGCGACGGCGTGATCCTGTTGACCAGGGCGAACATCGACCCGATCCGCAAATGCACCCGCTGCGGCGGGGAAGGACTGGAGCCACCGGAATGAGAGAGCAATCAGACGGACACCCGGTGCCGTTGACCACGGCCGAGCTAATCGAGCTGCTGCGCGAGATGGACCCGTCAGGCCGGGCCTTCGTTGTCAAGCCGCGCGACGAAAACCCAGGCGCGGATGGAGACCCCGAGGCGGTGCTGAGCCCTGGCCTCGGGTTGATGCGCCGCGACCTGTGCGGATATTGGGAGTGGTGCGGCACGGGTGCGGCCGACGGGTTTGCTGTCGTCGTCCTGTGACCCCCGGCTGGACCGAGACCCACGTCTCCGGCCCCTACGGCAAGCTGGAGCGCGTCTATCGCAAGGTCGAGGGCGATCTGATACTGACGCTCGACGCCAGCACGTTCGACCGGCTATCCGGTGACGACATGGACGGCAACCTGGCCCGCGAGTGGGCCAACTTCCTGCGGGTGACTGGACATGCCTAATCCCGGCTTCTGGACGGGCTACCTGATCCTCGGCATTGCGACCTGGGGGCTGTGCAGTGCGCTGCTGACGCGCTGGCCGATCATGGGCAAGGAGGCCGTGGGGATCATCGTTGTATGGCCGCCCTTCCTGGCTTTAGCCCTGTGGGTTGGCCTGTGTGAGATTTGGAATGACCGATAGGGATGAGCGCCAATACGGGCGCTACGCCAGGGTGACGACGCCGCGAGAGGCCAAGCTGGCTATGGCCGAGACGCTGGTCTCGTTCGCGCACGACCCGCTCGGCTTCGTCATGTTTCTGTTCCCGTGGGGCGAGCCGAACACCTCGCTCGCCGAGGAGACCGGCCCTGACCAGTGGCAGATCGAGGAGCTGAACGACCTGGGCGTCCACCTGCGCCAGACGCCGCACGAGCCCTTCCGCTCGGCCACGGCCTCGGGCCACGGGATCGGCAAGAGCGCCGAGACGAGCTGGATCATCCTCTGGTCGACGATGACGATGGTGGATGCGCGCGGCGTTGTGACCGCCAACAGCGACACCCAGCTCCGAACGAAGACCTGGGCCGAGCTGGCGAAGTGGTGGGAGCTGGCCTGCTCGACCCATCCCATGCTGCGGTCGCTGTTCACCCTGACGGCCACGGCCTTCTACCAGAACGACCGCGAGAAGACCTGGCGCTGCGACGCGATCCCGAACAACCCGCGCAACCCTGCCGCCTTCGCCGGTATGCACAACGCCGGGAAGCGCGTGACCATCGTGGTCGACGAGGCGTCTGAGATCGAAGACCCGATCTGGGAGACCATCGAAGGCGCGCTGACCGACAAAGAGACCGAGATCATGCTGCTGGCCTACGGCAACCCGACCAAGAACGTCGGGCGCTTCAAGGAGGTGGTGGTAGGCCGGTTCCGTCACATGTGGCGACACAAGCAGATCGACAGCCGCAAGGTGAAGCGGACCAACAAGACCCTGCTAGAGAGCTGGGTCGATGCGTGGGGCGTGACGTCGGACTTCGTGAAGGTGCGCGTGCTGGGTCAGTTCCCATCCGTGGGCTCGATGCAGCTCATCGGCACCGAGCTGGTGGCCAAGGCGCGGACCCGGAAGGCCGTCACCATCCCGAGTGACCCGCTGGTGGTGGGGGTCGATGTAGCGCGGTATGGCGACGACGCCTCGGTGCTGCAACCTCGGCGCGGACGCGATGCGCGCACGCTGCCCCGGAAGGAGTGGCGCGGGATCGACACGATGAGCCTGGCCAGCGAGATTGCAGCCTGGGCCAACCAGTATCGACCCGACGCGATCTTCGTGGACGTGGGCGGTGTCGGCGCGGGCGTCTTCGACCGTCTGATCCAGCTCCGGGTGCGGAACGTCTACCCGATCAACTTCGGCTCCAAGGGTGGCGTCTCGTCCATGAATGGCGTTGAGGCCCGGACTGCGAACAAGCGGGCGTCGATGTATGTCGACATGCGGGAGTGGCTGGCGCTCGGCGCGATCTCGGACGACGCCGACCTGGAGGCTGACCTGACCGGCGTCGAGTATGGCTACACGGCCGACGGCGCGATCCAGCTCGAAAAGAAAGAACACATGAAGGCGCGCGGCCTCGCCTCGCCCGACAAGGCGGACGCCCTGGCGCTGACCTTCGCTCACTCCATCGCGCCGCGCGCTGTGGCGGGTAGCGCCGAGGAGCTGGCTGGTGTATCTGGCGGCTCACATGGGGCTGCCGTCGTGTCGGATTACGACCCCTACGCTGGAATGTGAGGTTCACCATGTGCGTCGGCTCTGCGCCAAAGGCCCCGCCTCCTCCGGCGGCTCGCCAATCGCCGCGCACGCCTGATGCTGTGGCCAGCGGCGGGCAGGCTCGCGCAGAGCTGCTGCGCCGGTCGACGATGGCCTCCATGATCTTCTCGGGGCCTGGTGGCGCGCTCGGCGCTCCGGCCGTGGCCGGTAAGGCGGTTCTAGGCCAGTGACCGACACAGCACTTACCCCGGACCCGCGCCAGCACGTCGAGCGCCGCGCCGACGGCCTGAAGCTCCTGCGCCGCCCGTGGGAGCCCGGCTGGCGCGAGACGTCCAACTACACACAGCGGTGGCAAACGCGGCATATCCTCCAGATGGGTCCGAACCCTGGCCAGCGCCGGGAGAATGGGCACCACGGGGGGCGTGCGAACAACCGTCTCTTCAACGGCACCGCGCTGCGGGCTATGCGGACCCTGAAGAACGGCATGTCGAGCGGCATGTCGTCGCCGTCGCAGCCGTGGTTCAAGCTCGCTCCGGCCAACCCCGATCTGCGCGGCTATCAGTCGGTCAAGGAGTGGATCGACGACACCCAGCACAGGCTCTACGCCTTCCTGGCGAAGACCAACATCTACACCGCGATGCAGCTCGGCTACGGCGAGAACGGCCACTTCGGGGTCGAGGCCGGGCTCATGGTGCGGGATTGGGAGTATGGGGCGGCCGTCTACCCGCTGACGTGCGGTGAGTTCTGGATCGCGCAGGATCGCGCCCTCCGCGCCGATACGCTGATGCGCGACGCCACGATGACTGTGGCTCAACTCTACGACACCTTTCCTGACGAGAGCCGGTTCAGTCAAGCGACCAAGAACCTGAAGGCTCAGGGCAAGCTCGACGCCGCCGTGCCGGTCATGCACCTGGTCGAGCCGAACAAAGACCGCGTCTACG